AGTAGGAGACAATACTGGAACAGTCGTTATCGCTGGTAATTTACAGGTCGACGGAACAACAACTACAATTAATTCTACTACAATGACAGTAGATGATTTAAATATCACATTAGCATCAGGAGCAGCCAATGCAGCTGCAGCAAACGGAGCAGGTATTACTGTTGATGGTGCAAGTGCTACTATTACTTATGATGGTACTAACGACGAGTGGGATTTTAATAAGGATATTAATATTACTGGTGGTTTGGATACTAGTGGTAGTGTCACTATGAATAAATCAGTAGCTTCTGGTAATTTTTTAACTGATGCCACAATATATCCATTAAGATTAACAAATGATGACACAACTGCAGGAAATGCTGTAGCTATGACCTTTGGCCAGGGTGGATTTGATTTTACAAACTTTATTGCAAGTGTCAGAACTGGAACTGGCAATGACCCTAAAGGTGATTTAGTATTTGGTGGTCGACCATCAGATGGTTCTGCATTTGTAGAAAGAATGAGAATACAAGCAAATGGCCATGTTGGAATTGGAACTGATAATCCAAGCAAGGCATTAGATATATCAAACACAACCTCAGCTAAAATAAATCTTCAGGGCGGAACAAATCAAAACGGAATAAGATTTGCCGCAGCAGGAAATGATGGGGTATCAAGTTCTACATATTATCTTGGAGTAGGCTCAGACTTAATGGGTGGTACCGATTATGGTGCAATATTACTAGATGTTACAAATAACCGTTCAGTATTATTCGATGACCAAAGTACTAGTAGATTAGGTTTTTATAATAATTCAATGGTTATTGATTCTTCTGGAAACGTTGGAATTAACCGAACAAGTATAGCTCAACCAAGTGCAGGTGCTACAACACTTGCTATACAAGGAACAGATAATAATAAAGCTGGTGCAATTAGATTATATTCAGCTAATGATTCAGTTGCAGCTTACATATATCCTGATAGCGTAAATGGTTTATCTATTAATACAAGTACAAGCCATCCTATGGTATTTAGAACTGCAGGTGTAGAAAGACTAAGGATTGGTTCTGATGGTATGGCTGAATTTAATTCTACTAGAAATGAATGGGCGATGCGATTAACTTCTGCTTCAAATCGTGGAGGTATAGTATTAGATAAACCAGGAACAACGACTATAATGGGAAGCATGTTAATGCTGGAGTCAGATGAAACATTTAGACTTGGTACGGCCTCTAATTATCATATCAGAATGGCTCAAAATGGTAGTACGTATTTTGGTGATAGTGCAAATACTCATTTTTCAGGTAGTGGCAATTTATACATGGGAACAACTACTAATTTTATAGCATATAACACAATTCCTGGGTCACAGTGGACTACAATAGCTGAATCAATAGGTTATGGTTCTCAATCTTATAATTCTTCTCAAAGATATTGGCATCATCTAAAATCAGCTGGTGGAACACATATCACAATTAATAGTGATGGTGGAGTCAGTGCGCTTGAAAATGAATTTGATGACTTTGTGGTTTGGCAAGGAATACAGGATTCTGGCGAACCATTGTTCAGAGTTTCAAATACTGGTAGAGTAATTGCTAAACAAAACTATGAAATTGGTAATCATAAAACAAATAGAGAAGAATTTGGTGTTAACGCAATTAATACAATTGATGAAGCAACATCGGACATTAATACAACAACTACAAATACATATGAAAATAGACCAGGTGTATATTGGTTAAATTATAACAGTAAAAGATTTAGAGCATTTATAAAACCAAATTGGTTGCAAAACAGAAACTGGGTATTGGCCGCAAAATTCTTTTCACACATGGATATGCCAAGTGGTTCATCTTTATGGACAAATGATGCATCATGGAATGGTGGAGATTTTGATTTAAACAACGGTCACTTCTCTAAATATGGTAATGTTTGGAGATACTTTGGATTTACTAGATTAGCAATGCAAATGGGAGACAGAGTTGCTCCTATTATGCAATTTAGTTCAACACAAACTTTATATGGAGCATTTAGTGGTGGCTATGCTGCTAATGGTGGAGGAGTTTCACCAACAAGTACAGACCCTGCTCTTTCAACAGGTTCTATTTATCATAGTATGACAAATTATATGGGTCCCAACTTTACAGATTTAGGTGGTTTAGAAGATAAGTTACAATCTTATGGATTAAATAAATGGGCGAATGATTCTGTTAATAGTACCTCTGCAAATAACCAAGGTAGTTATAATAAAAACGCAGTGGTGAAAGGGTATCAACTTACTACTGAAGATTCGCACCCTAATATAGGAGGTAATGATAGTTTAGGGCGTTCAGGAGCATGGATAGGTTGTCCATTAGATGAAGGCAACTGTAATCCACTAGCCACCTCTTCAAATAGTGGCTCTGATTCTGGCTTTGGCTTTGGTGGAGGTTGTGGAAATAATGCAAGAACTTGGACTTCAGGTATTGCTGAATGGTCGAGAGGTAATGAAGTTGCTAACTACCACCCAGCTTATATTTGGTTAAGTATAGATTAGGAGATATTATGATAAATTGGGAAGATATAAAAACAGAATCAATATCAAATATAAATGATATTGTTGATAATGCAGGTGTAGTTTTATTAGATGGATTAACAGAAACTAAAATTGCTGGAGTGGATTTACAAGAGCAATGTCAAGTTGCTTTAGATAATTATAAGTTAGCTTGTAAGAATTTAAGCGAAGAAGAAGATAACAATATAGTCACAAAAGCTCAAACATTTATTGATTCTTAAATAACAAACTATTATAAATAGAATATAATAGGAATTAAATATGGCAAAACCAAACAGCAAACAAACATTTATCGATTATTGCCTTAGGTCGCTGGGTGCACCAGTGATTGAAATTAATGTGGACGAAGACCAATTAGATGATAGAGTTGATGAAGCTTTACAGTTTTATCAAGCGTATCATGACGATGCTATAGAAAAAGTATTTTTAAAGCATGAGGTAACTCAAACAGATATTACCAACGGTTATATTACAACAAGTGATTTAATCACAGATGTTGTGCGTATTCTACCATTAAGAGATGCAGTATCATCAACAGATATGTTTGATATACGATATCAAATTCATTTAAATGATATATACTCTCTTGGCTTTATGGGTAACCTTACAGAATATGTAATGGGACAGCAATGGTTATCTCTTTTAGATTTAGTTATTGATTCAGATGATAAACATGTAAATTTTGAAAAACATAAAAATCAGTTACAAGTATTTATGGATTGGTCCGAAGAAGTAGAAGTAGGAGACCATTTAATTGTTGAATGTTATCGTATTATCGACCCAGATACATACACAGATATATACAATGATTACTTTCTTAAAAGATATTGCACAGCACTCATTAAAAAACAATGGGGTCAAAATCTAATTAAATTTGAAGGTATGGTTATGCCTGGTGGAGTCACATTTAACGGTCGTCAATTATATGATGACGCAGTAACTGAATTAGAACAATTAGTAGAAGAAGCACGATTGAATTGGGAAAAACCAATCGACTTTATGACAGGATAAAACATGCCGAGAAATGTATATTTTTCTCAGGCCGTTAGAAGTGAACAACACTTATACGAAGACCTGATAATAGAATCACTCCAAATATATGGGCAAGATGTCTATTATATCCCTCGTACTCTTGTAAATAGAGATGATATTCTAAACGAGGACCCAGCATCAAAGTTCGATGATGCATATCTATTAGAAATGTATGTTGAAAACACCGAGGGTTTTGAAGGTGCTGGTGATTTATATTCTAAATTTGGATTAGAAATCAGAGATGATGCTACATTTATTGTATCAAGACGCAGATGGGAAACAAGAGTTGGTATTTTTGATGACAATGTAATTGACCCAAGACCACAAGAGGGTGATTTAATCTTCTTGCCAATGACCAATTCATTCTTTGAAATTACCTATGTTGAAGATGATTCACCATTCTATCAGTTATCCAATTTACCTGTTTATAGAATGCAGTGTTCATTATTTGAATATAACGATGAGGACTTTGAAACTGGTATTGAAACCATTGATGATAAAGTAGGCCAATCAGCTTATCAACAAGCAATAGATATTACTATTACCAGTGGTAACCACTTTGAAGTTGGAGAGGTAATTGAACAAACACTTACTGCAGCAGATGGCGATACACCAGCAGTTAAAGTATTTGGTGAGGTAATACAAAGAACAAAGGCATCAGATATATTAGCAAAGGTTTATGTAGGACACATTGGTGCTTCTGGTACAACCACGGCCAAGGACTTCACAGTTGGTGGAACAGTCACTGGTCAAACTACTGGTTATACAGGAACGATTGCAACAATATATAGTGATTTAACAGATACAACAGGTGAAGCGTGGGCCGCAGATGGTGGTGCACAAAATGTAGACTTTGAAATAGATGCTGATGGATTTATAGATTTTAGTGAATCGAATCCATTTGGCGACCCATCGGAGACATACTAATGTTTGGTGACCATTTTTATCACGCAACAATGCGTAAATCAGTAGCCGTATTTGGTACACTGTTTAATAATTTAAAAGTTATCAGAAAAGCATCTGATGGTAGTGTTTTAAATCAAGTACGGGTTCCTTTAGCCTATGGGCCAAAACAAAAATTCCTTGCACGTTTAGACCAGGAAACAGGTTTTGATGCTCCTATGGCAATTAAATTACCTAGAATGGCATTTGAAATTACAGGATTGGCAATTGATTCCACACAAAAATTACAAAAACGAAATAAAATAGCAGAGGAACATGGTTCTGATGTAGGTAAAAAGAAAACCATAAAACATCATACTGCTTATAATATTGAAATGTCATTATTTATTATGGCAAAAAATCAAGATGATGGTTTACAAGTTGTAGAGCAAATATTGCCTTATTTTAGCCCAGAGTATAATGTTACAATAACACCTGTTGAAGGTTTTGCACATAAACAAGATGTTGCTGTAATATTAAATAGTGTTGCAATTGATGACCAATACGAAGGAGATTTTGTAGAGCGAAGAGTATTAATATATCAATTAGACTTTACAATGAAAATGAAATTTTATGGTCCTACAAGCGACCAAGGTATTATACGAGAAATTAATATTGATTTCCATGATAAGGATAATACGGCTTTATTATTTGAGGAAATGGATTTCACCATAGGCTCAACTGATACAGAGGATAGTTATACTGTGACTACAACCATAACTGAAGATGGTACTGAATAATGGATAAAAAAGAAAAGATGATGGCAAACTTAGATAAAAATTTGCCAGAAGTAAAACAAAATAGACCTATTAAAATAGATAAAGATGTGAAAGATGATTATGATTTTTCTCGTAAAACTTATAAGGATTTAATATACACTGGAACAAGGTCGATGGATGTCCTGGCCGAATTGGCTCGTGAATCGGAACACCCAAGAGCTTTTGAAGTGTTATCACAAACGATAAAAAATATTGGTGATACCACAGAAAAATTAATGAATTTACAGAAACAGAAAAGAGACTTGACCCAAGAGGAAAGAGAAGAAGCGAAAACAGTGACTAATAATAATATGTTTGTAGGAAGCACTGCTGACTTACAAAGGTTATTATTAAATAAGGATAATGTAATAGATGCAGAGAGTCAAGAATAATGAATTTGGTTACCTAGGTAATCCAAATGTCAAAAGAGATGGAGTCGAAACTTCTTTTACAAAGGAAGAAATTCTTGAGTATAAAAAGTGTATGGATGACCCAGCTTATTTTGCCAAAAAATATGTAAAAATTATTTCACTTGATGAAGGATTAGTACCATTTAATCTATATCCTTACCAGGAAAAAATGTTTAAACATTTTAAGGACAATAGATTTAGTATTGTTCTTGCTTGTAGGCAGAGTGGTAAATCAATCTCATCTGTTGTATATCTATTATGGTATGCTGTATTTCACCCAGAGAAAACAATTGCAGTATTAGCAAATAAGGGTGCTGTTGCAAGAGAGATGTTGGCAAGGATAACACTTGCATTAGAAAACCTTCCTTTCTTTTTACAGCCTGGTTGTAAGGCTTTAAATAAAGGGTCGGTAGAGTTTAGTAATAATTCGAAGATAATAGCTTCGGCTACATCAGGAAGCTCAATTAGGGGTTTATCCATTAATTTACTTTTCCTTGATGAGTTTGCATTTGTTGAAAACGATGCACAGTTTTATACTTCTACATATCCTGTGGTATCTGCTGGTAGAGATACACAGATTGTGATTACCTCTACAGCAAATGGTATTGGTAATATATACCATAAGTTATGGGAAGGAGCTTCACAAGGAACAAATGAATTTAAACCATTCCGTGTTGATTGGTGGGATGTTCCAGGTAGAGATGAAAAGTGGAAACAAGAAACTGTAAACAATACTTCGGAATTACAGTTTGAACAAGAGTTTGGAAATACATTCCATGGTAGAGGTAATACTCTTATAAGTGCGAATCACTTATTAGCACAACAGAGTAGAGACCCAGAGTTTTATAAGGAAAATATCTTTGTATACAAACAGCCAGAAAAGGACCATGAATATGTAATGACCGTTGATGTTTCAAAAGGTCGAAACCAAGATTATAGTACATTTAGTATTATAGATGTAACGAGTGAACCTTTTGAACAGGTATGTGTATTTAGAGATAATAATATATCTCCAATGCTTTTACCAGATATAATATACAAATATGCAAATGAATATAACGAGGCATATGTTGTAATTGAAAGTAATGACCAAGGCGGTGTAGTCTGTAATGGTTTATATTACGATTTAGAATATGAAAACATGTTTGTGGAATCCACAGTCAAGGCAAATGCTTTGGGTGCCACAATGACAAGAAGAGTCAAAAGGATTGGTTGTTCAAGTGTAAAAGATTTGATTGAACAGAAAAAGTTAATCATATACGATGCACAAACAATCATTGAGATGAGTACTTTTGTCAGTAGAGGAAGTTCCTTTCAGGCATTAGCACCAAATCATGATGACCTAATGATGAATTTAGTTTTATTTGCTTGGTTTACAACAACAGATGTATTCCAAAATTTAACTAATATTGATATGAAGAACATGTTATACAAGGAACGACTTAAAGCAATCCAAGATGATATGTTACCATTTGGTTATGTGGAAAGTGGAAATTACGAAAAGGATAAATATACAAAGGACGAACAAGGAAATATTTGGTTCGAAGCAGAATGGAAAGGTTCACAAAATTTTTAACAGAGGCTCCAGTAGAAGAGCCAATTGAAATGCAAGATTTGCATATCGTAGTACTTGGTCTGGGAGACGAAGAGGGAACCTTTGCGGATTTAATTCAGAAGACTGTTAAGAAGTATAATATTAAAAGTACCATGATTGATGTCCAAGAAGCATTTATTGCCACAAAGGATATTGATATTGGAGAGGTTACCATTAATAATATCGATGGTAAGGATACAGAAGTTAAATTATCCATGCATAATTGTCTTGTCTTTGTTCGTGCGGGTTCGATTAAATCACTTACTGCTCAGGCTCTGGTATCATCATTACAAACAATTGGCTTTTTCCTTGTGAATGATTTAGAGACAATGTTGGTTTGTGATAACAAAATGTCAAATACAATTGCGTTAGAACGAAATAATATATCAGTACCAAGAACATCAATTATTAATAATGTTAAATCCATAGAACAAGCACATAAGAACATTGGTGGTAAATTTCCTGTTATTATTAAAACACTAAAGGGAACACAGGGTGTTGGTGTATCAAGAGTTAATGATATGCCTTCTTTAGTGTCTGTGGCACAATCTCTTTGGAAGTTTGATGCTGATTTATTAATACAAGAATATTTTGATTTAAAATCAGATATTCGTACACTACTTGTGAATGGTAAGATAATAGCAAGTGCTGAAAGAGTTAAGGTAAATAAAAAAGATTTTAGAAATAATGTCCATTTAGGTGCAGAAACTTTACCTTATATATTATCACCCGAAGAAAAAGAATTAGTTATCAACTCGGCAAGAGCTGTTGGTGCAGCATATTGTGGTGTAGACCACTGTAAAGTTGGTAAGAATTTATATGTATTAGAAGTGAATGGTTCGCCTGGTATTCGTTCTCACTTTATGGGATATGACGATAACCAGGAACATAC